GTCGTAACCTTGCCATCTTCGCCATTAGGAATATCTTCGGTGGTAATACCCAAGAAGTATTTTGCTTCAATCGTACCATCTGCGATCATTGGCGCAACGGTTAAACGACCGCTTGCACCTAAAGTACCGGTTACATAAACCGGCGTACCATCTGTAATAGTACTTCCGGTTTGATTCTTAACGTGAACGTGCGTTTCTTGCCCTAATTGTAGAACTGCACCATTTTGAATAATATCAACGGTTTCTTCGTCGGTATTCCACGAAAGGGTTCCTTGTGATCCGGATCCGCCAGTAAGTTGAAGCGAAGCTGCGGTTGCCGCACCAACTACATCAATGATTTGTGTTTTGATTCCCGAATTACCAACCGTTAGATCATATCCCGTAGCGGGTAATGCACCAATCGAAACTTGTGAAGTCGATAAATACAAAACGGATTCGTTTCCTAGTCCGTCGCTAATTTTATCAGGTGTGGCGCTTAATGAACTATTGTCGCCAATTTTTAAAAGTGAATTGTAGGTGTCTTTGACCTTTAAGCCGGTTAAATCAGTAGCCATTCAAAATGATTTTACTACAAATTTAACCAAAAAGGCGACAACGTTATTTGTTGTCTTTTATAGAACTTCCGTAGAAATAACCGACGATTGAAAGTAAAATTCCTTCGCTTACTCCAATAAGGTGAATCCAAACTTCTTTGTTTGATTCAGGAATATCGAAATTAACGATCGCGTAAACGATATAAGCAAAAGCGGCAAGTGATACAAAACCAGTCAGATTAAACATAATATCAAACTTCTTGGTCTTTGAAACCTCAACTTCGCGTTCCCGTGCGCTTTTACGATCTTCAACTTGTAAGGCGTGAAGTTCCTTCATTTGGCGGTGCGCTTCTTCTTTTTGTTCCGGCGTTAATTCGTCATCGCTATCGATAAGATTTTTGACAACTCCAAGAACCCCCGAATCCGGAAGTACTTTACCCGCCAGTCCACTTAAAAGCTGACCAACCTTTGTTTCGCTGAATTTCTTTTTTTTATTTTCCATCTAATAAGTCCAAATTAAAAAGGGTTCTTTGTCAGGATCGCAATCAACGTGAATGAATGTATCTGCAACCCCTAGGCGATTAAATCCCGCCTTAATAAGTGAATCGATTAAATCCCAACGATCGGCGCTATTGTCGCAAGCTATATCCGCAGCCAGTCCTTTTAGGTGGCTTGAATTAGGCGATGCCTTATAACCCCGCGCCTTTAAATCTTGATTGTAAGCTTCCGTTCGATACCCGCTAGTGATCTTCATTGGCTTTGCGTATAAATCACGGGCAAAATCTAGCATATCAAGAAATGCTTTGTCCATATTTTTACCGGAACCTTTTTGATCGGGTGAATCAAATTCTTGGAAGCTGAAATGTTTCATTGTATTATTTCGTTAAGTCTTGCAATATCTTTTCGAATGCGTTCGCGTTCAAGTTTAAAATCGATCACCTCGTTTTCAAGTACTCGAATATCCGGAAAAATGTAAGTGTTTTGATTGTATCGTAAGGATCGCAGTTCATCTTCATTGTCCGAAATCCTATTTTCAAGTCCGAAATACAAATAAACTGCCGTACCTACTAACACAACGATTTGTATCAACCATTTAATATTGATCGATAAACTCGAATCGTCGTTTAATTTGGCGCTAGTCATTTACGCCTTTTTGTTCTTTTTCCAGTCGCGCCATTCATCGCGCACATAATAGAAAAAGTGTTTACCTAATAAACCAAAAAAACCACCGATTAAACCAACTGCCGCAGCTTGAATCCAACCCATCATATTGATTGCCGTTGCTGCCGTGAAAATAAATCCGCTTATAAACCCAATTTTGTTATCTAAATCCATAATACAAAAATAGTAAACTAAATTTTTTCCGCTTTCACGTTAATATTAATGATAGCGCGGTAATAGGTGTGATCGTCGAAGTCATCTTGCAAATAATTAACACCTTCATTTGTAATACCATAAACGTTAAATCCTTGGGCGCTTAAATCAATGTAGCTTGCCGATCTTGTGCGAATTTGGTTTAGTATTGAATCAACGATTTGATTCGCTTGTAGTTCACCCCCTGAATTACCATCGAACCTTGTGATCACCTCAAGGCGAACCTGCGCTTCAAGATTAAAAGCCGAACGATTCAAGTCCACTTCGTTATTAGCCACCGAATACATTCTTACAAGCGGATAAGAAGCGTTTCTTGGGATTACATTATAAACAGACACATCAATACCCCCAACAGATAAATTGTCCGTTAAACGGTCTAAAAACGCCTTTCGTATATGGTGTAAAACTTCATTCATTTGTTATTCTTTTCAGGCGGTTATTTACCCGCGTTAGCATTAACGAATAAGCCTTTCGAACCGAACTATAAAAGAACGGTCTTGGTTTAAGGTTTACTTCTTTTATTCCTTTTCCTTTAAACTGCGCAATATAGCTTGAAGGTATTCCTAGTTCCGTTGCATCGTTAGGCGATACATAACGTGATCCAGTACCAAATTCAACGTATGGTGCATAATGCGCCGTTGAATACATTTCAGCCCCATCGGGTAACGCTTTGATCTGAATCGAACCTTTTAGCGTTGAACCATATTTACCCTTTCCGGCAACCGGTGCTGAAGCTACTGCCATTGCCTGCGCATTAGACATTGCACGATTTACTTCCGTAATTGCATCAACCTTTGAATACTTGTGCAGCTTCTTAAACTTCTTTTGAAGCTTTTGGTAGTCGGCGTTATTTATTTTGACATCAACCATTAGGCAATTTTCGTTGCGCGGATTGTAGTCATAAAATCTTGAACCGAATCAAATATTGCCGTTACGCGATACGTCGATGAATCCGATTCAACTTGTAATACGTCATCGTGTCGAATATTGTCAGCAGTCTTTTTACGAACCATTAATTCAATATCATTGTAAACAGTGCGTTGCCCGTTTTCGTTTTTAACGTCGCCGCCCAATTCTTTTTTGTTCGCCCAAATTGTAGAATAATCCGCAATGGTCGAAGTTGTTCCACCGTAACCATCGGCAGTTTCAGAAAGGCGTTTTATCGTGATCCTAGTATTTAATTTTCCGGCTTGCATTAAACAAACATTGATTTATAGCTTGATAAAATACTTTTGACGTTTGAAGGAATTTCATTGATTGATCCCGAAACATAATCCGCACGGTTGTCGTAATAGGTCGAAACAAGCTGAAGAATCGCTTGCTTTAAAAGTCCATCCGATAAACCAGTTGTCGAATATGAAACCTTTACTTGTTCGGCTGAACCGCCATCCAGTTCAATAGTTTCGTTATCTAAACCAAGAACGGTATATTCGGCAGCTTCACCTTGAACGGTAACCGAAGTGATTGAATTAACCGGCGCAAATGGAATATCAAATACGCCATTTGTACGATCAACGTAATAAGTACGGGTTTTCGCTACAATATCGCGTGAAATATAGTTTTCGCACCAAATACGCGCTTGTTCGATCATTCTACCAATAATAGTATCGTCGGCATCGGTATCAATACGAACGTAATCTTTTACGTCTTGGGTGGTTACGATTTCACTTCCAGTAACCGAATTAATCTTGATCTGTCGCATCTTTTGTTTCGTTTTCGATCTTCAACTCCTTTGTTTCTATTTCAGCTTTTTCTTCTTTGTCAGCCTTTTTTGCAACTTCCGATCCCCAACCCATTCGAAGCCATTTATCGGCGTGTTGCGCAGGAACTTCAACCGTGGCGCCAATTTTTACACCTAGATCATTCGCTACTTTTTCGTTTTTAACCTTGAATTTCATATCGTGTTGATTTTGATCAAAGATAAAAAAAATGCGCCACAAGGATTTGCAGCGCATTTTACCATTAACCAAACAACTAATCTATTATGAAGAAGAATAATTGAACGTAAAGTTATTAAAATAAATTGAATTTTTCCCGTGCAACGATAAACGGATTGCTTTCATTGATCCGGTGTTAGGAAAAATAAAGAAGCCGCCGAAGTGTTCAGAATAAACGGCGAAGAAATCCACCATATCAATCGTGTAGATTTGGGTATTCTTTTCAAGGGGCGCTTGAACCGTTTTGCGGTTTTCTAACGGCTTTTTAGCGGTGTATTTGATTTGTACCTTGTAAATGGTGTCGTGCGTATCTACAATCGCATCGTATGGGCTTGAATCAAGCAAAGGCATCGATACAATGTACCCGCGATTTGTACATTCCGTTGCAAAGCGATATTCCGCAGCGCATCCGGTGTAGTTGCAGTTAGGTTTCACAACTTAAAGTTAAACAAAAAAGAAAAAGGGCGCCGAAGCACCCTTTCCCAAACAAACTAAACTAAAAACCACGTTATGAAAACGCGATGCGGTAGTTATCTTCACAATCAACCGAACAATATTTTTTGGTTGTGTAAAGACCGCAATTCGGGCAACGGGTTAAATACTCCCCGTGATTGCCAATCGAATTGTAATATTCTTCTAATGGATCAAATTGATTTCTAGGCATAATCTTTACGATTTCGTTTTATCAGTTCTTCAACGTATTGCTTTTTTGCCTTGCGCCCTAAAATTTGAATGTAAGGCAATTCGCAGTTATCACCGGTGGCGATTATTTCGTTAATGGTATCGATCAGATTGTCCATAATAGCTTCAGGATTAAAAGGAACGCCATAAATCCAAGGGTCATTCCCATTGCTAGAATAAAGATCATTTCCACCACGAATCGGATCGTCTTTTTTAAGTGCTTACGTTTCATCTGAAAAATACGTTTCCAATTACTAAAAGCACAAAGCCGATAAACATAATTAATAAACCAACGCTTGATCCGTAATCAAGCTTTTCCATTATTTGCTTTTCGCGTTCTTCAAAATTTTTCATAATTCTATAAATACGATGCTTCTTTGCATCCGGTGGAACAATAATCTTCATAGTGCGGTATTTCCTTTCCGCATTCAGGGCATTCTTTATACCAGTCTTTAAGTTGTGGGTCTATTGGCATTTTTGTAAAAGCCCCCCGAAGGGGGCGTTGGTTTTAAGCTTTTACTTCTAAATTGATAAATTTGATTTCAGGGCTTCCACTTGGTGCGTAATTTCCGGTTTCCATAAAGAAATCACCTTGAATAATTACAAAAGCACCATCAACACCATCCGTATTGCTATCCCATTCGATAACCCCTTTCGATTTTAAAGTAGTAATTAAAGCGCGTAATTGGCTACCATCTACTTTAGTTGCAATTTCGTGAACATAAGCCCAGTTGCCGGTGCTTGAAGTAAATTCTTCGGCAGTAAATTCTTGAATTGCATTTAATACTGACATTTCTAGTTTAGTAATTTGAACATTTTTCATAAGGCGTAAATTTTAGTTTTTAATTCGTTTGTTTGATACAAATATAAACAACTTTTTTAATTCACAAAACTTTTTTACAAAAAAAAATTAATTTTTATTTCTAGGGTATAAAAAAAACCCCACCGTTAGGCAGGGCTTTCTTATTAAGAAACTATTGTTTTAGTTCTTATGGTGTTTCAAGTGCAGCTTTAGCAGTTGCGAATGATCCGTTTACGAAAGCATTCGGTAAGTAGTTAGTTAAAGCAACACGTTCTTGAACTCGAACAGTTACGAAACCATCGCGAACGTTAGTTCCATCTTCACGGTGGAAAGTAACCGCTAGGTTGTCGCGTGTCCAAAGTTGTGAACCTTGTGCAAAGTTACCTGCAAGGAAAGTTCCGGCAGCGATCGCAGTATTAACGATAACCGGTACACCCATAAACGAAGGCTGAAGCCCTGCGTAAACTTGATCCTTTAGGTAATTGTTTTGCGTATCCTTCAATAATAGGATTTGGTGGAAATCTGAAGGATTTAAAACAATGTAGTTAGCTTGATATTCGCTTAACGCTAATTGGTTAAGGGCAACAACTAAAACGTCGAAATTGTTAGCGCTTTCGATACCGTCAGCAAAAGAACCTGCCGCAAAATCAGCAGCGTCAGTAATGATTCCTGAAAGGTTTGGCGAAGTACCGTTTCCGTTAAGGATTTGGTCATCTTCTTGAGCCATTAATTTTTCAGCAGCACGAACAGAAATGTAAGAAGCTAGTGCAGGCGTATCAGCTAACATTTCTTCAGAAATACGGAAGTAAGCACCGATTTTCTGAACGTTAGCGTCAGTTGCAGTAAGGTCGAAGTCAGACTGACCTAAAGTAGCACCTTCAGCTTTGTTAGCAGACCCGTCAGCATATCCGCTTTCTTTTACGAAACGAACAACGT